ATTAGATTTAGCAATGTCTGTGTTTGTAGCAATTGCTGGAATTTTGATCTGAGGTGACGTTTGATCTTTTGATGGTTCAAGAGATTGATTTTCTTGAGGAGTTATTGATATCTCTCCATATTTTGCGGGTTGACTTAAATCTGGTTTAGATTGTTCAGTATTATCTTCAAATGCTTTTATTTTGTTTTCAGTGTCAACTCCAAATTTTATATCTGGAATCATAGATTGCATTGGAGTTGCTGTTGGTTGTGTAGATTTTGCTGCTGGAGGTTCTTTTTCTGGTTGTAATTTTTGTGATGTTTGTGTATTTACTTTAGTTGTAGGAGTTGTTTGATCTGTTTTAGTTTCTTGAGATTTACCTAAAATTGTTCCTTCAAATGCTCCAAAATCTCTTGCAATATCTGTTGCCATAACTCCCCATCCAACAACGGGAAGTGAACTTAATAGTGAAAGAGCAGCACCAATTTCATCACCTTTACTATAACGATATGCTGCAGCAGTAGTGTTAATTACTGTACCAAGTCCTGGAGTTAATCTTTGAAGCAGTCCTTTACCTACATCATCAAAAGAACCAAATATTCCTCCACCTTTTTTTACTGCAGATTCTGCAACCTCGGAACCAGTTTTAGAAGCACCTTTACCTGCTGCACCAAGTAAATTTTTTCCAGCATCTTTAACAGCATTCGCTAGATTTCCCAATCCTTTAAATATTCCACCAATTACTCCAGAAACTAAAAACTTTCCTAACTTTGCCGCAGTTGATGTTATTGATTTTGCAACGTCTAAAAATCCTTTATTAATTAAAAGAAGTGTTTTTCCAGCAATTCCTAGTGCTGTTAAAACATTATCTCTAATATCAGATAATTTTTCTTGAGCATCTTCAGATCGTGCTTTAAGAGAATCAATTGCTTGATTAGTTAACCATCCCGCAAGAAGAGTTCCAAAAAATTCCATAACAGAATCAAGAACACCTTGAGTTTGCTTTCCAAGACTCTGTATTGGACGTACTAATGCTCTTTGTATCTTTTGTTCAAGTCCAGCAATTGCAGACTCTCTGAGACCTTCCTCTGCTATTCTTCTTTGTTCATATTGCTCTTGACGAATTCTTTCAGATTCAATTAATTCATTATTAGAAATTAATTGTGCTGTTGTAATTAATTCATTATTTAAATTACCTATATTCTGATTGATCGATGAAACCTGAGTTCTTAATCCTTCAAAATCTCTAAAACTAGAAGAAAATTGCTCTTGCTGATTTTTTATTTCATTAATATCTGATTGTATAGTTGTAATGCTATTATTCTGTGCCTTTACAATCGATAAAGTTTCAGGTTCAGCATATGGTTTTGGTCTAATTGGCGCTAATGATCCACCACCACCAAAAGCAGATCCTGAAGATATTCTTGTACTTTTAAATAATGCCTTTCTTCTTTCAGCAGACAAATAGGATCCTGTTCTTGGATCAACACCTGATTGTGCGATTTCTTCGTCAGTAGGATCAGCCATTTGCTTGATTCTTTAGGTTTTCTTCTTCAATATAATGTTGAAGTAAAGTTATATAAATTTCCCTTTCCCAAGGAATCATATTTTCCAACTCTGTTAAAGAATATTTATGGTGCTGCATCAACTGAAAATTAGTTTTGTAGTATGACGCAAGATCTTCATGCGCCATACCTATACGAAAAAAGATGATAATCCCTCAAGAACAACTTCACTTTCAACTTGTGTATTTGGATTTTTAACAGTAATTACATGAGAAAGTCTTGGCATGGTGGTAAAAAATCTTTCGATCTCTTTGAATTGTTTAGAGTTTAATTGCTCAATAAACTGAGAAAGATCTTTTTTTGTAAAATCTGAAGCGTTCCAAGACTCTTCTTCACTATAAATCTGATCAATACATGATGAAATCAGGTCAAAAGTATCATCAACACTAATGTCAGTATTATTAAAATTATTCTTAATAAATTCTGATAAGGAAGGATACTTCATTCTAAGTGTTAATTTATCATCCAATTTGATATCTCTTGAATGATCATCACTAATTTTAACTTCAATCTCATCCAGATTAATTGCAACGGGAACTTGTGTAGATCCATCATCTGGACAAGTAATTAAAACCTCAACTTGCTCCCCAACAGACTTTCCACGAATATTTAAAAATAGATATTCAATATCAAAGGTAGATAAATCATCAACTTTAATACCTTTTGACAGAATACAGTTTGAAATTACAGTTTTAACTGCATTTGTAATTTGCTTTTGATCTTCACTTTCCATTGCAATAATCAAAATCTTCTCTTCTTTTACAAGAAAAGGTCTATATCTAATTTTCTTTTTTGATGAAGGAATTTCCAACTCATAAATCGGAGTTGCAACTGTTGGTAAAGGCATAATATCCTCAATAGTAATTCATTAGAACTATTTATTTCACAATTATAGGATTAACATTTCCTGGAGTTCTTGTAGTACCTCTAACACCACTTTCATTTCCAAGTGATTGTCCAGTTCTATAAACAATCGGTGGTTTTCTTACAATTGGAGCATTTTCTCCAGGATTTCTATTATTACTATTTCCAGAAAAAATATTGAAACTGAAATTTTTACCTGCAACATATCTGTCATAATTAAAACTCGCAGTTGCTTTTAAAATTTGAGATCCTTCATAACTTACATAAGAAGAATTCAAAGAAAGTGGGAACATACCAAAGAAATTATATTCAATTTCATTTCTATAATCTCTATCAAATTTAAATATCTTTGTATAATCACATTTATAAGTATTTGGATATCTCATTCTAAAGAAGTACTCAGTTTCACTTGGGTTTAAATTAGAACCACTGGAAATAAATTCCATCCAGTGCTCCAAAAATTTCATTGTTTTATATTGACTATCAACATAAAATTCTAAATCAATTTGAGTAAAAACTCTAGTATGAGCAAACTTTTCGGTAACTCCTGTAAAATTACCTGATACATCTGCGGTTGCAAATGTAGATCCGGGTATTGATGCTGAAGAACATAATAATCCTACAGTTTGATTAATGAATAATGGATCAACACCTCTTCTATAAAGATAATCACGAAGATCTCCAGACAAACCACCAAACCTAACTTCATAATGGGATGTAAGTGCAAGATTCCCGAAAATAGATTTTATGTCTTTTATTTTACGTGGGATTGCCAATCTAAATACCTTTTATGAGTCTATAATATATGTATGTCATATAAAGGAAAATATCAACCATCGTTTCCTAAAAAGTACAAAGGTGATGTAACAAATATCATTTATCGTTCCTTATGGGAAAGAAGATTTATGAAATATTGTGATACAAATGAAAATATTTTGGAATGGGGTAGTGAAGAAATATCTTTACCTTATGTATCACCATTAGATGGAAAAGTTCATAGGTATTTTCCTGATTTTTATATAAAAGTAAAAGAAAGTAATGGGCAAATTAAAAAGTATATAATTGAAATTAAACCAAAGAAGCAAACAATAGAACCTAAAAAACAAGTTAAAAAAACTAAAGGATACATCTACGAAGTTGTAGAGTATGCAAGAAATCAGGCAAAATGGAAAGCAGCAAAAGAATTTTGCGAAGATAGACAATGGAATTTTAAAATCATTACCGAAGATGAGTTAGGTATCTAATGTCAATACAAAAATATTCAAACTTAACTGGATACGAAAAACGTTTAAGTGATTATACAATTAGAGAATTGTATGCATTAGCATCAAAGTATAAAATTGCAAGATATAAGACATACAGTAAAAATGAATTAATAAGACAATTAAAGATAAATCAAAATTTTATATCAGCAAATCCAAAATTTAAACAAACTTCTACAACTACTAGAAAAAATAGAATTAAACCAATTTTATATTTACTTGACGGTACAGAAACTCCTGATGAATTAATGAATGATATTATATCAGCATTAAATAAAGAAGTAACTATTCCAACTCCAGGTAAATACTATACTTTTATATACAATGCAAAAACTCCTAACATCATCTATGACCAATATCCTTTAATAGGAGCATTACAAGTCAAAGATTGGGGATTTATTGGATTTAATTATCATTGGCCAGAATATCGTCAATATACATGGGAGGAAGTATCAAGTCCAATACTTGAAGTATATTCATTTGAAATTGATGATTTGAAAAGAATACCATATGCAAAAATGATTAATAAATAACTAAAAAAGGATATAAATGCCTACACCTGTATTAAGATATCCAAATAAACAAATTAAAGATATTGATGATTATTTGCAGATATCTATAGTTAAATATCAACCACCAAGCCCTACTTCTGGAGTAAATAATTTATCTTTTGTAACCTCAACTGAATTAATAAATGCTCAAAATATTGAGTCCACAGTTGCATTCATCATGCTACCTATGCCTCAAAATATTAGTGATGAAAATGCAGTAAATTGGGGGAATGGTGATGAATTAAATCCTCTTGCTGCTTTAGGGGCAGAACAATTCACTAATGTCCTTCAAAGTTCTGATTTTGCGAAGGGTGTAACTAAAGGATTTGAACAACTTGTAAATACTACATATTCTGCGTCAGTTGGAGGAAATGCTCAAGATCTTGCAACCGCAACGTTCACCTCAAAATTAGTAAATTTACTTGGTGGAAACACAACTGGTGCTAGTATTCTTTCAAGAGCAACTGGTCAAGTTTTAAATCCTAACTTAGAATTACTATTCCAAGGTGTTAAATTAAGAGCATTTAATTTTGATTTTGATTTTACTCCAAGAGATCCAATTGAAGCACAAATAATTAAACAAATTATTAGAACTTTTAAAAAAGGAATGGCTCCCAGAACAAATGCTACTGGATTGCCAGGTTCTGGATTATTTGTTAGTGCTCCAAATGTTTTTAAATTGCAATATAAATCTGGAAATTCTAAACATCCATTTTTACACTCATTTAAACCAGCAGCACTTATTAATATGAGTGTTAATTACACTGGAACTAATGGTTATGCAACTTATGATGATGCTACACCTGTTCAAATGAAAATGTCATTGTCATTCCAAGAACTGAATCCAATTTACTTTGAAGATTATAAAGATTCAGATATAGGAGTAGGATACTAATGGGATACTTTAAAGAACTTCCAGATTTAGAATATCAATCTCCACTTGCAAGTAGAGTTTCTTCTGATGAGTATGTTAGAGTTAAGAACCTTTTTAGAAGATCTAAATTACGTGATGATATTTCTAATGTAACGACATTATTTGAAAAATATCAAATACCTGATGGTTCAAGACCTGATTTAGTTGCAGAAGAATTTTATGGAAATGCTGAATATGATTGGG